GAGCACTTGCGAAGGTTATCAAAGAGGCCACTGGGTGCGATCCACGTGCGCTTCATCTTGAAGAGTCTTTTTGGTATCTCAATGAAGACAACACTCTTCGTCATGGAACATACAAATTAACGCGTAACCTACCATTACAACTAACTGGAGACATATTGGCTCTCAAGAATACAACAATATCAATAGCAGAAAATTCATGCCCGGTTGGAAATATTTTTGGCGTAAATGTGTATGACGCCGTGCATTGTAAGACTGGACAAAAAGTATTAATAACTCAACACGATATTAAGCAATGAAAAACGAAGAAGTAGTTACTGGAGACGTTGCAATGCCACCTTCTGACTATCCTAAAAGTGGAGCAACATGGAGACTTTTTAATGTACCAACTGACATCTTTAGACGGTTTGAAACCGGGCGAAATAAGTTTGAACGCTGGTGTAAATATCTAGATATGGCAGATGAGGAGCAGCAAGCTTTATACAATTATGCTAAGAAAAATAGCAAGCATACAATTGTACTACGTGATTCTGTTAGTGGCGCTCTTCGTAGCATACGCAGACGTGCCATGAATGAATCATGAGACGTGTAAAAAATTATTTACAACTCGCCTTTTTCTGTTTATAATAAACATCTGCTACACAGCGTAACATTTTCCAACATGAACGACAATAATACACACAGCATCTTCGAAGAACAAATTAGCCGCAAACCAAACCACTATCCATGGACAGAGCAGTTTATTGAGGCCATGCACAATGGATTTTGGACAGACAAAGAGTTTAGTTTTAAATCTGATGTGCAGCAATTTAAGGTTGATTTAAATGATCAAGAACGCGAGATTATTGTGCGTACACTTTCAGCAGTTGGACAAATTGAAGTTGCAGTAAAAACTTTTTGGGCCAAACTGGGAGAAAACCTGCCGCATCCTAGTCTTCAAGATCTAGGCTATGTTATGGCAAACATTGAAGTTATTCATAATAGTGCCTATGAGCGTCTACTTAGTGTGCTTGAACTAGAAGATATTTTTGAAGAGAATCTTAAACTTGAATGGATACAAGGTCGTGTTAAATATCTTCGTAAGTATACTCACAAGTTTTATAAAGATTCTAAAAAACAATATCTCTATGCTTTGATTCTTTTCACTCTTTTTGTTGAAAATGTTTCGTTATTTTCTCAGTTTTATATTATTAACTGGTTCGCTCGTTTTAAAAATGTACTTAAAGACACAGATCAGCAAGTAAAGTATACTCGCAATGAAGAAAACATTCATGCTCTTGTTGGTATAAAGATTATCAACACAATTCGTGAAGAGCATCCTGAACTATTTGACAATGAGCTTGAGGCACGCATCGCGCATGAAGCTGAAGAGGCATACAAGTCTGAAGCTAAGATTGTTGACTGGATGATCAATGGCATAAATGAACCTGGGCTATCAGCACCAATTCTTAAAGAGTTTATTAAAAATCGTATCAATGAATCCCTTGCTCAAATCAGTTTTAAACCAGTATTTGAAGTGGATAGAGAGTTGCTTGAGTCTACAATGTGGTTTGAAGAAGAACTACTTGGCAACAATATGGCGGATTTTTTTCACACCCGCCCGACTGAATATTCAAAGAAAAATCAAAGCTTTAGCGAAGACGACCTGTTTTGATGTGATATATAGATCTATATTATGAGTGATAAAATATATTGGTTAAATAAAGATAGTAGAAAATTTTTAGAGAGAGGATATCTCTTAGAGGGAGAAACTCCAGAACAGAGAATACAGGACATTGGCGACAGGGCACAAGCACTGTTAGATGATATGCCTGGGTTTTCAAACAAGTTTGTAGACTATATGTCAAGAGGTTTCTATTCTCTTGCTTCTCCAATCTGGTCAAACTTTGGCCGTAAACGCGGGCTGCCAATTTCATGCTTTGGTAGCTATATACCTGATGACATGAATGGAATCCTCTCAAAGGTCGGCGAGATTGGTACAATGTCAAAAGTCGGCGGAGGAACGTCTGCATATTTTGGAGACGTACGTGGTCGAGGAGCACCAATATCTTCTGGCGGTGCTGCTACAGGTGTGCATCATCAGCTTACAGTTTTTGATTCGCTTATCAACTATGTCTCTCAGGGCAATGTACGACGTGGTTCTTTTGCGGCCTATTTGCCTATTGATCATCCTGATATTGAAGAGTTTCTCAAGATTCGGTCTGAAGGTAATGCTATTCAAGACTTGTCTATAGGTGTGTGTGTATCAGATGAGTGGATGAAGAGCATGATTGGTGGTGACAAAGATAAACGTAAAGTTTGGAGCACAGTCATTAAAAAACGATTTGAGTCTGGTTATCCTTATATCTTTTTCTCTGATAATGTAAACAACGGCGCACCTCAGATGTATAAGGACAAGGGTCTTAAGATACATGCAAGTAACCTTTGTACAGAAATCTTTTTGTCTACATCAGAAGATGAAAGTTTCGTGTGTGACCTCTCTTCACTTAATCTTGAAAAGTGGGACGAGATTGCAGAAACAGATGCAGTAGAGACGCTTGTATATTTCTTGGATGCAGTCATGTCTGAGTTTATTTTGAAGACTGGAAATCCTGGCAATGAATTTATGAGAGCGCCTCGTAAGTTTGCTATCAATCAGCGTGCACTCGGTGTAGGTGTACTTGGTTGGCATTCATTATTGCAGTCAAAGATGGTGCCATTCGAGTCGATGGAAGCAAAGATGATGAACAATCAAATTTGGAGTACTATCCGTGCCAAGGCAGACTCTGCTACCTCCCAACTTGCAAAACTTTTTGGCGAGCCATTTATGCTGGAAGGTTATGGTCGACGCAACTCTACTACGCTTGCAATTGCTCCTACTACGAGTAGTTCTTTTATTCTTGGACAGGTATCACCAAGTATTGAGCCACTAAACAGCAATTATTTTGTTAAGGATCTTGCTAAGGGCAAGTTTACCTATCGCAATCCATATCTTGAAAAGTTGCTCAAAGAAAAAGGCAAAAATGATCAAGAAACATGGAAGGATGTTCTTACTCATGGTGGTTCTGTACAACATCTAGACTTTCTTTCTACAGAAGAAAAAGATGTATTTAAAACCTTTGGTGAAATCTCTCAAAAAGAGATTGTCATTCAAGCAGCACAACGTCAAAAGTATATTGATCAAGGTCAATCACTCAACTTGATGATTGCACCTACTGCAAAGCCAAAAGAAGTCAACGAGCTTCTTATCTTTGCTTGGGAACAAGGAGTCAAGTCATTGTATTATCAACGTAGTGCAAATCCAGCACAGGAACTTGCACGTTCAATCTTAACCTGTAGCACATGTGAAGGGTAAAGACTATATAAAACTGTCTCCATTTTGGTATGCACTTGGTATGTTTGTAGTAGTACCATTTGCAGCAATACTTATGATAGTGTCTGCTCTTTTAATGCTGGCATTTTGGCCATTGGTTCCATTTGTCGCATATTTTGAAAGAAAGAACGACCCCGTTATTGATGATATAAATAACAGAAAATAATTTAAATATATTAAATATAATGATAGAAAACAATCGATGCCCTAAATGCAAATATGTCTACGAAGTCTCTTGGGATGATGAGGACGATAAATACTATTGCGATGACGAAGAAGATTTTGAAGATCTAGAACGTGAAGAACTCTACCCAGAATATTGCCCTTTCTGTGGAACCTATCGTATCTATGGAACAGAAGACGATTCTCGCGATGACGAAATTTAATATATAATTTATGACATGGCTATATAATGAACTTCCTTTTACTCGCGAACTTGCTCAAGAGAAAATTGATGAAGGTTATATTGGGTTTGTCTATGAAATAACTGATAGTCTAAATGGCAAAAAATATATTGGCAAAAAACTGTTGTCTAGTGTAAAAAAACTTGCTCCACTAAAAGGCAAAACCCGCAAAAGAAAAAAGTGTGTGCAGTCTGATTGGGAGAAATACTATGGCAGCAGTGAAACTGTAAAGGCTTTAGTCGAATCACGACAATCAGATTTTATTCGTCGAATCATATATCTCTGCAAATCTAAAGGTGAATTGTCTTATATGGAAGCAAAGGAACAGTTTGACAAAGAGGTGCTGCTTACAGATGATTTTTATAATGAATTTATTGGAGTAAAAATCCACAGCGCCCATGTAAAAAGTTTATGGAAAAAGTAGTGTACATTTGAGTCACATTAGTGTATAATTATATCATGTTACTAATCGACTATTCTGGAATTGCAATCTCTGCTATATTTTCTCAATCGCGCCCTGGGAAAATTACAGAGGACTTTATGCGACATATTATCTTAAATTCGCTGAGAATGTATAATCTCAAGTATAGAGAAAAGTATGGACGTATGATTATCGCATGTGATGGCGGCAGTTGGCGTAAAGATTATTATCCGCAATACAAAGCTGGACGCAAGAAGAGTCGTGAGGCGTCTGATCTTGACTGGAAAGAAATTTTTGCTATCATAAACAAGATACGTGATGAAATAGTTGAGCATATGCCATATCCAGTAGTAGTTGTACAAGGCGCAGAAGCTGACGATGTTATTGGCACACTCGTTGAATCTACTCAAGAGTTTGGTCAGCATGAACCTGTAATGATTATCAGCGCAGACAAAGATTTTATTCAACTTCAAAAGTATGATAATGTCTCTCAGTACAGCCCTATGACTAAGAAGATGTTGAGTGATAAAAACCCGGCTAATTATCTCTATGAGCATATCTTTCGTGGTGACAGCGGTGATGGCATTCCAAATGTCTTGTCATCTGATACTGTATTTGTTGATGGCGGTCGTCAAACACCACTCAGTTCAACTAAAATGACAGCATGGATCGCTGCTGCAAATGAAGGTAAACTACAAAGTGTTCTTCCAGAAACAGTCTATCGCAACTATATTCGTAATAGCACAATAATTGATCTTAGCAAAACACCAGAAAATGTAAAAGCTTCAATTCTATCTGCATATTCCGAGTGTGCTTCTGTCGGAAACTCTAAAATACTTAACTATCTTATCTCTAAGCGTTGCAACATGTTAGTATCATGTGCTGAAGAATTTTTTACACATAAATAAAACCATACATTATGAGACCACAAACTGCATCAAACAACAGAACGAAACATCCGTTTGAAATTTTTGAAAGCATACAGGCGACAGACAAAGTCGCTGATCGAGTGCACATACTTCAAGAAAATGAATCTTATGAATTAAAGACTATACTTCAGGCAGCATTTCGTCCTGATATAAAATTTGATTTACCGGTAGGTGCTCCTCCATATACGCCTAGCCCAAACCCAGCAGGAGTAAATTTTTCTCCGCTAAGAAAACAGATTGATACCCTACCTCGCCTTTTAGTTGGTAATACTACATATGACAAGATTAAAAAAGAGATGGCCTTTATCAAACTATTAGAAAATGTTCATGCATCTGATGCAGAAATTTTAATTGCAATGAAAGATAAAAAACTACATAAAAAATATAGTCTACTTACGTCTTCACTCATTAAAAAGGCCTTTCCAAATCTTGGCATAGAATAATATGAGATACGACTACTATTGTATAGAATGCGACGCCCGCTGGGAAGAAACTCAGTTCATGAATGATCGGGACCTCCCGACTATATTACCATGTCCGCATTGCGATAAGACCGAGTGTGTTAAGCGAGGAGTAGTTTCCTTAGCGATATCATATGCAGGCGGTCAGACTGTCCTTCAACGAGCAGGTTCTGGTTGGAATGACGTATTAAACAAAGTAAAAAAAGCAAGTGGAAGAAAAGCAAATATAGAAACCCGTTAAATATGGGACGCAGCAGAAAAAACAAAGACAAAAAAAGACAAGACACCTATTATGATGATAGTTATGATGAACGATCACGTAATAAAAAATTTAAGAAAAATCGATTTAACGACAATAGAAGAGACAAAGAAATACAACAAAAATTATTTGTTGATTGGGATAAACTCTGATGACTCGAAAAAAGTTTACACACACACCTCTAGATCTTGGCTATAGTGATCTAGAAGCAAACACTACCACTTCTGGTCGTTTTTATATGACGCCTAATGGTAAAGCCTATCCTAGTATTACTACTGTATTAGGCATTCGTAACAAAGGTGCACTTCAAGAATGGAGAGCACGAGTTGGCGAAGTTGAAGCAGCACGTGTAGCCCGACATGCAAGTACGCGAGGCACAGCTTTACATGCAGCCGTTGAACGATATATTGATAACATTGATTCATATTTTGCTGAAGGAGAGATGCCTCATGTAAAAGATATGTTTAACTCTATCAAGCCTGTCTTGGATGACCGAATCGATAACGTATGTCTTCAAGAGGCTCCACTCTACTCAGATCATCTTGGACTCGCTGGACGAGTTGACCTCATCGCAGAATTTGATGGTCGGCTGAGCATAATCGATTTTAAGACAAGTTCTCGAGCTAAAACTGAAGATGAGATTGACAGTTATTTTATACAAATGGCAGCATATGCTATTATGTGTGAAGAGCGTACAGGCACACCAGTAAGTCAAGGAGTAATCGTTATGGCTGTAGAAAACAGTTCACAACCGCTGGTTTTTGTGCAAAAACGAGATGGTTGGACAGATGAACTTTTTAAAACTATAAATGAATATAATACCAAAAAACTATTTGGACATGCATAAACACAACATACAAAATAAGGGCTTACTGGATCTACTAAAAGGCGGCGCAAATGATTGCTTTACGAGCGACTATGGTGCAGTCAAAGAATATTATCTTTCTGAAGAGATTGGTGATGCAAGTGACTATATACAATGGTTTCATGATATACGCAACAGTCGTCAGAGTGATGTCGTTAAAATTCACATCAATTGTCCTGGAGGCAACTTGTTTACTACAATTCAGTTTATGCAGGCACTCTCAGAAACTGAAGCACATATTATGGTAAGCGTTGAGGGGGCATGCATGAGTGCGGCAACTCTAATTTTCTTGATGGCTGACGAGTATATGATAACAGATCATAGTATGTTCTTGTTTCATAACTATAGCGCAGGAACTGCTGGCAAAGGTGGTGAGATGTATCATGGCATGGTTCACGAACGCAACTGGAGCGCAAACCTGTTTAGAGACATGTATTCAGATTTTCTCACAGAGGCCGAGATTAAAGACATGCTTGAAGACAAAGACATCTGGATGGATGCGCAACAGGTACTTGATCGTTTAGAGAAGCGCGGCAAGTCCATTCAAAAACGAATCAAGGCTGAAGAGAAGAAGAAAAAAGTATAAATACACTATATGTCAAAGACTTCGCAGCTAACAGAATTAACAACAGGACTTGCACAAAATGATATTTTGCAAGTTGTTGATGTTAGTGATCTTAATATGGCCACAAGTGGCACAAATAAAAAGATCACTATAGGCAACCTAGCAACTGGTTTGGGTAATAGTGGTACTTTACAAGCAACAATACCAGCAGGCACGACAAGTCAATATTGGCGAGGAGACAAGACTTGGCAAACATTAAACAAAGCAGTTGTAGGGTTAACCAACGTTGATAACACAAGTGATGCAAATAAACCGGTATCAACAGCGACACAAACTGCATTAAATCTTAAAGCAAATCTTGCAAGTCCTACATTTACAGGAACAGTTACACTTCCAACCGATGTTGTAATATCTGGTTCTAGTTCTGGTGATGCAGTGCGTATTACTCAAACTGGTTCTGGTAATGCTCTAGTTGTGGAGGACAGCGCAAATCCGGACGCAACACCATTTGTGATAAACTCTAGCGGACAGTTATTTATTGGAAAAACGAGTAGCGAAGATACTGGATTAAGAACAATTGACATTATTTCAAATGGAGGTGCTTCCGTTGCAAACAACGGAAACATTAGATCCATACGCTGTGCAGATGAAGTTACTGGAATTATATATTCACAGGGGAGAACAAGAGGTAGTGCGCAAACACAAACAATTGTTCAAGCAGATGATAGTTTAGGCAATTTTGTTTGGTCTGGATATGATGGAGTCGATCAAATAGTTGCAGCTAGAATCTCCTCACTTGTAGACGGGACACCTGGAGCAAATGATATGCCGGGCCGCTTGGAATTCTCGACAACTTCTGATGGGGCGGCCACTCCGACAGAACGCATGCGCATCACTAGTTCTGGAAATGTTGGAATTGGCACTACCTCACCAAATTCTAAACTACACATCGCTGGAGACCTCACCGTTTCATCCGCTACCGTGGCGACTTCCGCAACTGCCGGAACTAACGGTGATGTACCAGTTCAAGTCGCAGGATACCTAGTTGTAAACATCAACGGAACCGCTCGCAAGATTCCATACTACGCATAATATAAAAACACTTATCTCAAGCACAGAAGATTCTGCAACTATGAGTTCAAATTTGGTGATGTCATTCGGGTAGTTGAATATAGCAAGTCGCCGCCACAGGAAAGCGAAGAGCAAGCCCCAAAGCAACCATTCGACCATGAGGCAATGTCAGAAGCTGAGTACCAAAGTTGGGTGAGGCTATCTAACGCTAACATGCAACTTCGCTGTTAATATGCTTAATGGCGAGGGTGGTAATATCATCCCAATAAATAACCAAATTTACCATACCGTCCATTAATACTTGCCATGCCTCTCAACGATGCGCACTTTGGTGGGTATTTTTGCATAAAAAATCATAAATTTGGCATTTTTAGACCTTGGAAGCACTAGATTTCTCTATACGGGGCCTAACTTCGGGACCTTTTTTCACTTTTTTGAAAAAAGTTGTGTACTTTCTCTGCATTTTAGTGTATAATGACCATGTAAGCAACACAACACAATATGAAAGAAACATTAGGAATTTTCATCGGAATCAATGCAGCAGTTTGGTTCGTCATCTTTATCCAAACCATGAACGGTAGTTGGTAATCACAAGAGTTGAACATCTTTTAAAAAGCTTTGAGCTTCGGGCACTCGTTAAACCGCTCTAGAGAGTTGAGCATCTCTTAAAACTGCTCACCACTTTCAAAAAACAATTTTCCCCTGAAGTATTGGCCCGCCAGTAGATCTTCTAGAACAAACACTAAGTGAATCCCGGGCATGTGACCAGTTGGAGTTAACGCCACCGAAACATGAATAGCTTAGTCAATGATCTAGAATGAACTCTGGGAGACGAGGTTCGACTCCTCGCGGGGGACACCACTTTCAAAAACAAATTTAAGGTAATGCCCCAATCGTAAGAGACTGCAGCTCGAGAAGATAAGAAAATTAAATGTGCAGATGGACTCACACAGCCGTTTCTGATGATAGGAAGACCCCAGGATTGCTCAGCAATAGTAAGGAAACCGAACATGCCCGTGTTTCATCAGCAACAAAAGTTAGGCACGGGAAATTTTCAAAAAACAAATTTACTGATGGAGGTTGCAAACGAAATCAGAGATAAAAGGAACGAGCCTCTTGTCCGCAGGGAGAGCGTTAAAAAGTTTCATGGTGCAATTCCATAGCCTGCGGTGCCATTTCCAAAAAAAACAACAACAAATACAAATAGAATAACGACATAAGATTTTAAAACCTTCTCTATCGCAAAGCCAGTAGTCATGACCTGGTAGTGGCCTATAAGAATATTATTCAAAAGTCCGTTCAATTCGGAGGTGATAGAAACCTGGGAGGCTCCTCAGCCCCAATTGAAGCTGTAAAGCACTGAGGATACTTTTAAACAACAAACACCAAACCATGAAACTATCGCATTTTTATCCACTGGCCATCTTGATATCACTATTTTTTGGAGTCTGTATGATTGGATTCATCAGCGCTCTGTTCAAAGCAGTCTATCTTTTCTTTAACTAATATGAACACACAACGAACAATACTAAAGGTTGAAAATAACGAGGCCGGAAAAACAATAATCTTTCATTTGAGGCGTGAGGTAAAAACTCATAATTTGAGAGAGCGTTTGAAAGAGATGGAGTCTCCAGACTATGTTGGAAAATTTAAACGAGTTGACCTCTATGGCCGCCTTGGAAAAAATAATCCAAATCGTCACAAATATTCTATTTCTAGTCGTCGCTCAATCTTTCGCAGCCACACTAGAATTCGTTTAGAAGATGCATCACACATTGCAGTCTATGTAAACAACGTCGTGCGCTCTAAGTTTGGTGGTTATACTCTCGTCTGTTCATGATTCCGGTTTTTCCCTCTCATAAGACTACACTCGTATTGACTGCAGGCTTTCAGCCGTGTGGATTTTTTTCTGCTCGGTCTGCAATTCGAAACATGATGGTTGGAGGCGTAAAAGCCTATGACCAGTATGGAAACATACGAGACTGGAGCAGCTGGATCGCGAACGACGATCATCTCAGTCCAAACAACCCTGCGCTGAGAAGTGTCGACACGCTGTGGGCAATTCCTACAATCGTGGTGGTTCCTGGCTATTTTGGTCACTACAAGCAAGGCAAAAAGCAGCCGCGCGCAATCAACCTTCGTCAGCTGTATTATATCTATGGAGGAGAATGTCAATATTGTCTAAAGAAAATTCCATACACTTCTGCGACTCGCGATCATCTCATTCCTCGCAGTCGTGGAGGCGGCAACAACGATGACAATATCGTTCTCTCTTGCAAAAAGTGTAATACCAAAAAATCAAACAAGTTTCCATATTTCAACATTCACGGCTCTGAAGTAAAGCCTAAGATGCTAAAAGACATTGAGTTTAGCGCGCTTAGTGAAAAAGTTACGATTCGTGAAGAGTGGAAGGATTTTTTACAATATAAATAAATCACTTATAGATAAAAAAGATGTTTACATGTGAGAGAGTTTAGTGTATAATGTCTCTGTAAGCAACAAGAAACAAAAGTTTCATAACTGAACGCCACATCAACTGCTACTGAAAGTTGAGAACGTCCGTGGTTGTACGGCTTGGATCACTCAGTGATGCGATGTCAAAGGTTTGTATATAGGAGTTTTCGGTCCCTATAAAAAAGTCATAGTTGATTGCAGTTGCAGCGCACATTTTTTGCGCTCCTCATTCGACATGCCAATATGATTAACCGATAAATTTTCAATCGCGAGTTAGAGTAGTGGTTACTCGGCAGTCTCATAAGCTGCATAGGTCGGTTCGATTCCGACACTCGCAACCATTTTATATGCTAGAGTGTCCTGAATTGGTTAAAGGTCCTTCTTTATAAGGGGGTAGAATCGGTCATCGAGCCGTATGTGGGTTCGAGTCCCACCTCTAGTACCACTTTCGCACGTTGGCAGAGAAGTCATGCAGTGGTCTGCAAAACCGCCTAGTCCAGAGCGTTACTGGAACGTGCGTCCATCTACAACCCATGCTCACGTCGTCTAATGGTTAGGACTTGCGGTTTTCATCCGCACAATCGGGATTCGATTTCCCGCGTGAGTACCAATAAATAATACACCATGAAAACTATATTTCGCACCTCAACATACGTCAAGGTCGGTCAATTTTACCTTTCAATAAAACTGCCACTTAAGAGCGGTGAACGTCGCTTTAGAGTCACTCGTGATCATTCACGCTTTCAAAACTATTTTGAAATGCACGCTCTAGGATTTACATGCGGTCGCATGTGGTCTACTCATGCCCAACGTGCGAGTGAGAAGCGTTGGTTAAATTCACTCGAAGAATAACACTATGAAAATATACATTGAACGATGGATGACTGAAACTGTCCACACTGGAAAGCTGTTTAGCATAGACACCGAAAAGTTGAGAGAACTCTATGATGAATATGCACATCTCTCTGACGAAGAACTCGTTGAACGCGTGAGCGAAGATTCTGAATGCGGCGAGCTTGATTGGCATGAACAGTACGAAGACGCCCTGTCTGCATGCGACATTTCAGGAGAAAACAGTCTAGTAAAGCTTCACACATCAGAGACCCTGCAAGACAATCTAGAATGGGGTGTCTGGCACAGAGGTCGTCTTACTCTCAATGAAGAATATATAGACATTGATACAGAAAATTTTGAAGAGTTTGTCTCTAAAATTCCTCACTATAAATAACTTTACAATCCGACTTAGCTCAGCGGCAGAGCGGGTGCCTGTTAAGCACTAGGTCCATGGTTCGATCCCATGAGTCGGAGCCAATTTTTACGCCTCCTTAGCACAGTGGTAGTGCAGCTCATTTGTAATGAGCAGGTCGTCCGTTCGAATCGGACAGGAGGCTCCAGTTTAAAGTGCATCCATAGCTCAGTTGGTTAGAGCATCGTGTTGATAACGCGAGGGTCGTTAGTTCGAGTCTAACTGGGTGTACCATATTTTACGGGATGTAGCTCAGCCTGGTAGAGCGCTGCGTTTGGGACGCAGATGTCGCATGTTCGAATCGTGTCATCCCGACCATTTATAGCTCAGTTGGTAATTTTTATAAATAATAATATGCTTCATAAACATCATATTATTCCACGACACATGGGAGGTACAGACGATCCCTCTAATATAATTGAATTAACTATTGAGCAGCACGCAGATGCTCATAAAAAATTATATGAGCAACATGGTAAACTAGAAGATTATGTTGCTTGGAAAGGATTATCTGGACAAATCAACAGAGAAGAAGTTATTGCTTATAAATGTTCTATGGGCGGTCATGCCAATAAAGACGTGCCAAAAAGCGAAGATCATAAAGCAAAAATTGCTATAACATTAACGGGAACAACTCATACAGAGGAAAGAAAAAATAATATTGCTAAATCTGCCATTGGTAATAAAAATTCAAAAAATCATTCTAGCGAAGAATATAAACAAAAACAAAGCGATGCAATGAAACAAGCTTGGGCTAGAAGAAAATTAAAACAATCAACAAAGGGGGTTTAGCTCAGTGGTAGAGCGTCTGCTTTGCAAGCAGAATGTCATCGGTTCGAATCCGGTAACCTCCACCATTTTTAAGGAGCGGTAGCTCAGTCTGGTTAGAGCGCCAGCCTGTCACGTTGGAGGTCGCGGGTTCGAGCCCCGTCCGCTCTGCCAATTTAATTGGTGGTTGTAGTTCAATGGTAGAGCCCCAGATTGTGATTCTGGTTGTTGCGGGTTCGAATCCGGTAACCTCCACCATTATACGTCATTGGTGTAACGGTAAGCACAAAGGTCTCCAAAACCTTTTGTCTCAGTTCGAATCTGAGGTGACGTGCCATAGAGGTATTGTGTAACGGTAGCACCACAGATTTTGATTCTGTTTGTCGAGGTTCGAATCCTTGTACCTCTACCAACTTTGCCGCTAGAGAGGTGCACGGGCTCCATGCCCGGTATATAGATACAGATGACGTGCAGGACTGCGTATGCGGGTGCGTACGGGAATGTATCTATGTCGCCTCTCTAGTCGGCTCAATTTTCAATCGCGGGGCAGTCAGTAGTGGTGCTGAACTAGTCTCATAAGCTAGGCTTCGGTGTGGGTTCGACTCCCACCCCCGCAACCAATTTTTAGCAATGGCAATCAGTGAGTTAAATGCGCATAAGGCTTGAGATTCTGTGTGGGTCAATAACCATACATTGCTAAATGGGTAGATGCCCGAGTGGCTAAAGGGGGCGGTCTGTAAAATCGCTGGCTTACGCCTACGCTGGTTCGAATCCAGCTCTGCCCACCATCTTTGTATAAGTAATTTGCAACCGAGCTCAAGAAGAGTGGTGATGCGCATAGGTGATTAGGTTCACGCCTTCGGGTTAATATGACAAGTATGCCTGCGTAAGCTCTTCATATATTTTCAATGTATAGT